GTGTAAAATGATTATAAATGTACTAAAACGTAATGGTAAAAAAGAACCGTTAATGTTGGAGAAATGGCAAGCACAAGTAGCAAAAGTATGTAACGGAATAGCAGACGTAAGCCCAAGTATGATTGAGATTAAATCTCAATTACACTTCTATGATGGCATTACCACAAATCAAATAGATAATATAACACTTAGGGCAATCGTTGATTTAATTGACGTAGAATCAAACACTGATGTTGGTCATACAAACTATCAATATGTAGCTGGGAAGCAACGTATGAGTATGCTTAGGAAAGACGTTTATGGATCATACGAACCTCCTCACCTCTACGATATCGTTAAAAAGAATGTAGCTACTGGATTATATACAAAAGAATTACTTGAATGGTATACTGAAGAAGATTGGCAAAAGATGAATGATTTGATTGATCATTATAAGGACGAACAATATAGTTATGCCGCCATTGAACAACTTATTGAAAAATATCTAGTAAAGAATAGAAGCACAAAGGAAATCTATGAAACTCCCCAAGTTCGCTACATGGTTGCAGCAGCCACTGTCTTTCATAAAGAAGAACCTAACAGTGCTCGTATGCGCTATATCAAAGAATATTACAATGCCGCCAGTGATGGTTTGTTTACTCTTGCTACACCTGTGCTTGCAGGGCTGGGCACTCCTACTAAACAGTTTTCTAGTTGTGTGCTTATCAGGAGTGACGACGATCTTGATAGTATATTCGCTTCTGGTGAGATGATGGCCAAGTATGCCAGCAAACGTGCAGGCATTGGATTAGAGATTGGTAGATTACGCCCATTAGGATCACCTATTCGCGGTGGTGAGATCATGCACACCGGTATGATACCTTTCTTAAAGAAATGGTTTGGTGACTTGCGTAGTTGTAGTCAGGGTGGAATTCGTAATGCATCCGCCACTGTCTTTTACCCTATATGGCATCATCAATTTGATGACCTCATCGTTCTTAAAAACAATCAAGGTACAGAAGAAACCCGTGTTAGACATATGGATTATGGTGTAGTGATTAGTGCTTTCTTCTGGCGTAGATTTAAAAACAAAGAGAACATAACATTCTTTGATCCAAACGAAGTGCCCGATCTATATGAAGCATTCTATAGTAACACCGAACTATTTGAAGAATTATATACTAAATATGAGAAGCGTAAAGATTTACGCAAAAAGACAATGAATGCGGAAGAAGTATTCAAAAGTGGAATACTAAAAGAACGTACAGACACAGGTAGAATCTATCTAGTATTCATTGATAATGTAATGAAGCAGGGTCCATTTGATCCTGAGTATCATACAATTTACCAGAGTAACTTATGCTGTGAAATACTACTACCGACAAAATCGTTCAAGAGGCTCGATGATCCAGAAGGACGAATTGCGCTCTGCACACTTGGCAGTATTAACTGGGGTGCATTTAGAAATCCCGAAGATATGCGCCGCGCTTGTCGCATTCTACATAGGAGTCTTAACAATATACTGGATTACCAAGACTTTCTAAGTATACAGTCTAAACTAAGCAACGATGAGATTCGTCCATTGGGCATTGGTGTCACTAACCTAGCATACTGGCATGCCAAACGTAGTTTGAAGTATGGCGAGAAAGATTCATTAGCTGAAGTTAAAATTTGGGCAGAACATCTAGCATACTATCTAACAGAAGCGTCAGTAGAACTTGCTAAAGAACGCGGCAAGTGTGAAGGTAGCGATAAGACACGTTATGGTCAAGGTGTATTTCCCTGGGAACTAAGAGCCAATGGTGTTAATCAATTAACAGACTTTTACCCAGAATTAGATTGGGAAACATTACGTGCTAACATGAAAGAGCATGGCGTCCGTAATGCTACACAAATGGCTATTGCTCCTGTAGAATCAAGTAGTGTAGTTATCAACAGTACAAACGGCATTGAAATGCCCATGAGTTTAATTAGTGTTAAAGAAAGTAAAGCAGGTAGCTTCACGCAAGTTGTTCCAGAATATCATAAACTAAAGAACAAGTATCAATTGATGTGGGAACAGAAAGACTGTGATGGTTACTTGAAAACAGCAGCAGTATTGGCAGCATACATTGACCAGAGTATCAGCACAAACACATTCTATAACCCTGCTCATTATGCTGACCGTAAAGTTCCAACTACATTGATAGCAAAGAACTTGATGCAGGCACATATGTGGGGCCTCAAGACCTTCTATTATAGCCTCGTGAATAAACAGGGTAGCAAAGCTGATGCTGAAATCGCACCACCAATGTTAGAGCCAATAAATTTTGATGACGAATCCGACTGTGAATCCTGTAAACTTTAAAGAGAAAATAAATGTCACAAGCACAATATAACCTACACACAAAGACAGACTATTTAAATCGTAAGATGTTTCTAGACCCGGCAGGTCCAGTTACTATTCAACGATTTGAGGAAGTAAAGTATCCAAAGATTGCTAAGTTTGAAGAAACAGCAAGAGGATTCTTTTGGCAACCGGAAGAGATTAGTTTAACCAAAGATGCGAATGATTTCAAAGAAGCCAGTGACGCAGTTAAGCATATTTTTACTAGTAACTTATTAAGACAAACAGCATTAGATAGTTTACAAGGGCGCGGCCCAAGTCAAATTTTTATGCCTGTAGTATCATTACCAGAACTAGAAGCATTGATATACAATTGGACATTTTTTGAAACAAATATACATAGTAAGAGTTATAGTCACATCATTCGTAACATCTACAATGTACCAAAAGAAGTATTCAATACTATACACGACACACAAGAGATTATAGATATGGCTAGTAGTGTTGGTAACTACTATGACAAACTACATCAATTAAATTGTTTTAAAGAGATCAATCCAAAAACTGTTTCAGAAGAATCTCACATTAAAGCAATTTGGATGGCATTACATGCCAGTTACGCACTAGAAGCATTTAGATTTATGGTATCATTTGCTACAAGTTTAGCAATGGTTGAGAACAAAATCTTTATTGGTAATGGCAACATCATCAGTTTAATTCTCCAAGATGAACTTCTACATAAAGGCTGGACTGCTTATCTTATTAATCAAGTAATCAAAGATGATAGTCGCTTTGCCGCTATCAAACAAGAATGTGAAAGTGAAGTATATCAGTTATATGCTGATGTTATACGTGAAGAAAAAGCCTGGGCAGATTATTTGTTTAACAAAGGCCCGGTTATTGGGTTGAATGCTAATGTGTTAAAAGACTTTGTTGATTACACAGCGGTAGGAGCATTGAAAGAGATAGGTATTAAGTATCAGGGCAACAGTCCAAAGAGTACTCCTATACCATGGTTCAACAAACATAGTGATACAAGCAAGAAGCAGACAGCACTACAAGAGAATGAATCAACCAATTATGTATTGGGTGTAATGAGTGAACAACTTGATTACGACCAACTACCAAGTTTATAAAGGAAATAATATGAAAGCAATAGTATGGAGTAAGTACCACTGCCCTTATTGTGACCAAGCGAAAGCATTGTTAACAAGTAAAGGGATACAGTTTGAAGAAAAGAAAATCGGTGACGGTTACAGTAAAGAAGAATTATTAGAGGCAGTTCCAAATGCCCGATCAGTTCCACAAATTTTCCTAGACGGAGAACTTGTGGGTGGGTTTACAGAACTCAAACAAAAATTAACAGAAAGTGTCTAATGGAAACAGGAAAAGTATATACATTCAAATTAAACAGCGGCGAAGAAATGATTGCCAAAGTTTTAGAAATAGGTCAAACTAACGTTATTATCACAGAACCGGTCTCAATTGCCCCTAGTCAACAAGGTATGCAGATGATTCCCAGCATGTTTACAGCAGAACAGCGTGGAAATGTAACGCTAAATACTAGTGCGATTGCTTTTTATGCAAATACTGATGATAACATCAAGGATAAGTATATTGAAGCAACTACTGGTATCAAATTACCAGATAAGAAAATAGTAATGGGATAATATGGCAGCATTGAGTAGGAAGGGTGATGCAAATCAAACTGGCGGGCAAATTATACGTGGCGCCGGCACGGTCATTGCCAACGGGATTCCTGTAGGATTGCATGTAAGTCAAATAACACCACATGCACCCTGGGGAAAACCACATCCTCCGCACGATGCTCCAACTACAACTGAGGGTAGTCCTTCAGTAATAGCAGAGGGAAGTCCCGTATTAAGAATAGGATCAGGAAACACTTGCGGTCATAGTATCGTTCAAGGTAGTCCTGATATTTTTTGCCCATGAGTACAGGAAAACAAACCCCGTTAGGCGTAAATGTAATGAGTGGTTTAGTCCAAGGCAAAGGCTTTTGGATTAATAAACCAACCGCATCTTATGTAGGTTCTAGTACTAGTGCTTCTAGTTATACTCCTGGAACAGTTGTAAACTCTACCCATTTGTATTGGATTACGCATTCAATTAATTTAGCATACGGTAATGTAAGTGCAGGGACTTATGCCAATATCACAACAATAGGTAGCAGCACAATTCCTGCATTAGGTAATAGTCCACCCCCCACTTACACATACACAGGCAGTCCAAGTTGGGCAGCAGCCGGGTACACTGGGGAAGTTGCTAGCTGGGGATACGTAAGATTATTCCCGTGGCAAGCATATAATGAATTTAATTACAACAATACACTAGCATTAACTAGTATGTATAATGATTTTTGTGGATCATTTATATCTGCTGGATCATTCATTGATTATTCAAATAAAGCTATAATGTCCGCACAGAATTCATTAGATTTTTTAAAGGGTACTTATAGTAACATGAATGACTTAATTAGTGCAGATGTAACTAATGTAAGTTTATCACCGCAAATATTTGGAAAAGATTTAATTAATTTAGGCAAAGCACTAGATTTGTCTACTATATGGACATTTGGTTATCCATCTAATCTATTGGCAACATTAAAGAAATACAATGCTATCACAGCATCGGTGTCAGTTGCTTTACTATCTACTGGATTAACAACGACTGACATTGATAATATTTCAAGTAACACAAACGTTACCAAGGAGCAGCAACAAAAAACATATGCTGCATTTTTAATAATCACAGGTGTTGATTTAGCTGAAATATTAGTATCATTAAATTGCAACACCCCAGGTCTTGTGACGTTATCAGATTTGCTTGATGTTAAAAAGATGTTTCCCAATAGCTATGAAACATTGACAGTGCCATTATATAATGCGGTTCCCGGCCCAACAAATAGTAAAACATATTATCCTATATTTGCGACCAACGCAGTAAGTCCTGCATTATCTACCCCGGCAGTAATGGCACAAGTTGGTACAGTTATACCACCCGGGCCACCTCCTATAGTTGAAACCCCACCGCCCGTCCCGGCAGCAATAATTCCACCAATGGTGATCCAGGCAACAGTTAGTGAGGCACCGACAATTACTGATATTGGTGTACCCCCACCGCCTCCTCCTGCTCCTGAAGTTATTCAAGCAATTGGACATAGTGAAGGTGGCATTGGCAGTGCGCTTGATAGAACACAACAATACTTAGCAGCATTGAGTGCTGGATATGGATCATTAGTCGGCGGTGGACAAGGTGGCGGGTACAATACATTTGGACATAATGAAGGCGGAGTGGGTGCAGCATACCCAACAAATACCCCATCTCCCCCAACTAAAACAGGTAGAGGATAATATATGTCAATATATAATGATTTTCTAGACCGTAGAATGGAATTAGAAGGGGGAGCCGGCCCTGTCATGAGTTCGGGCCCAGTGGGCGGCAGTGCAACAGCCGATGGGGTGGGATTAAGTAGTTTAGCTGGTGCAGTAGCTATTAATGGAACATCTTTGAATAATGTTCCTAATATTTCTTCTCCGGAAGCAGCAACAATACTACAAAATATTTCTCCGGCAATGGAAGCGACTGTACAAGTACAAGCAATTGCAGCAGCAACATTACAATCTGCGATATCTAATCAAGTTGCAATAAATGCCAGTCAATCACTTTCAACTCCGTTGCTTAATACAGTACAACCTGCTGATATTGCAGCCGCGGCAGTAATATCATCTAGTCCCGTACAAGTTAATTTACAGATAATGCCAGAGGGGTTTGGGTCATATCTTGATGGTATATTACCTAATGATTTAGCAACGGCTGCAGGAGCATTCAGTGCGACTATGCAACAGGTAAAGAACATACGAAATATTCCAATTGAAAAATTTGCACAAGTAGCAGCAACACTAGAAACTACTAGGGGATTAAATTTAGTTAATGGCACTGATGTTCCTGCTGATGTCACCGAAGCTGCAAAGGCACTTAAGTTAATAGCATTAGGTAGTGGTCCGTATAACACATACACCTTATCAGATTTCTTTGGGTGTATGTCTGGATTACCTTATCCATGGGCACAAATACAACCAGCAATAATTGGATTGCAATCTAACAAATTAGCAACTATCTATCAAAATCTTTGGTTAGCACTTACTTGGAGGCAAGCAACCGCTTCAGTTTACCCAGGATATTCTACATCAGCATCACCTGCCGGTATTGACTATTACGACTACTATTATCAAATTGAATCTATTAATGGAATAGCATCATTTGATGGTGGCGGAGGGTATGGAAGAGATGGCGCAGCAGCACCAACAGCAACAATAGACGGCGGTTCTGGCGCTACAATAATTACTACAATTGATACTATACCTGCAGTAAATGATGGATCTACTACGTTTGGTAAAATACTTAGTGGGTTGCTAGGTTCGCACGGATCAAGTGTATATTATGGTTCAGGTTCTAGTCCTACCCCACCGGCACCCCCTAGTACATTATCAGTAACTATCCAAGCCCCGCCAGCATTGTCTCCAAATTTAAATACAGTAGTTCAAAATTATATCAACCAAGCTAATTCAGAAATAGCAATAATACGTAGCACCCATCCTGGACAAGCAGTAGAGTTAAATGATATGTGGGATAATTTAGGTACACAATTGGGTATTGAACAACGGGCCAGAAATGCAGGATTATCTCTGGTACCTTCACCAAGAGTAGATAGCTTATATCCATATCCAACTATGATATATAGTTTTACTGATTTGGTTCCTACATATGCCAAGGCAACACAACCAAACATGTCGGTACAAACATTAGAAGCTATATCAGATCAGGATAAAAATGCTGGACAAAGTATAATTGCAATGATGCGGGCAGAAAGAAACAAAGCAAGATTATTAGCAGCAGGCATAACAACGGATGACACAATAGAAGATATTCTTCCCCAGGAAAAAGAAATAGCATTAATAGCAAATGGCACATTGTCATGGACACCACCGGGAGTTACTCCTACTGCATCAAATACATTAACTTCAGCACCTGCGTTCCCGTTTAACACAGAACCTGCAGGGTATTTTGATCCAGCTACTAAGAATTTCCTAGTAACTAAAATGCCAGTGCAAACTAATCCTAATCAAGCAGTTAGTCCAAATAATCCAGCAAATCCGTTTAACACAACTACTCCTACTAATCCAATTACTAATCCATCACAAAATACTATTAATGTACAGCCAAGTATACTTGGTGCACCGTCTCCGGCAGTTGCTGCTGTATTGGGTATTGGCACTCCGGGCAATATACCAATTATCACCGGTGATATAGGAATAGGATCACCCGGTATAAGTGCCGCGGCAGCCGGAGTAGTTAATAATGGTACGGGTGTCGGGGGTACAGG